ACCGAACTGGCGCAGCGCGTCCAGAATGCTCGTCGCGACTTCGGTGGCGACCGTGTAGCCGCCTTCCGGGTTGGTGCCCGTCGACATGGTGGCCCGAACCATGTCCCAGTCCGCCTGGTTCAGGGCGTTGTCACCGCCGCGCAGCCATTTTGCGAAAACCGCCGACGCCGACGATTTCTCGTCGGTGGCGAGGCGGTCCGCGGCGTCCAGCACGGACCCGTTCAGGACTTCACGCGCGGCGCGTTCGTTCATCGCGGTGATGCGACCGATCTGGGCGTCGATGGCATCGATCTCGGCCAGGCCGGCATCATAGATGGCCTGGTCGGTGGCGGGGTTCCACTGGCGCGACGGATCGACCAGTTCGTTCAGCGTTTTGGCCTTCGCCGCGCGCTGTTCACGCAGAGCCTGGATGCTCATGGTGGGTAGCTCCTTTTCGAGGGGTTGGCCCGTTATTGGGCCGGGGCTGCTGGCGCGCGGGGCGGTCAGGCAGTGGCTTGGCGCATCCGCACGGCGTGTCGCCGGGCGCGCGCAATGTCTTCGGTCGTGTCCGGCTCAGTCTCCGGCTCGGGCTGAGCCTCGAGACCGCTGTCGGCCTCGGCAGCCGGCGCGGTGCCATAGGCCGTAAAGTCCCATGCGGCCTGCGCCTTGGGGGTCTTGGCCGTGATTTCGTCCGCCAGCTTGGCGTCGATGGCCTCTTGCGCGGTGAACCACGTCTCGGCGCGCATCAGATCTGCGAAGATCGAAGCCGGGCCGCCCGCCTTGGCTGCGTAGGTTTCGGCCAGGCTGCCGTCGACCTTCTCCAGGAGGGCGGCAGTCGCGAACATGTCGTCGGCGTTCCCCATGCCGATGGTCCACGCCTTGTGGATCATCATGAAGGCCCCCGAGGCCATCACGCAGCGGTCGGCCGCGACGGCGATCAGCGATGCAGCCGAAGCGGCATATCCATCCACATAGGCGGTGATTTCGCCGTCATGTGCTTCCATAGCCGCCTGAATGGCGCGGGCCGCGAACACGTCCCCGCCGGGCGAGTTGATCCGCAGGTTGATCGGGCCGGACATCATCCGAATTTGCTGAACGATGGTTTCGGCTGAGACACCGCCCATCCATTCGGCATCATCGTCCGACGCCACGATCACATCGTAGATGTAGAGGGTGTCGCCCTCGGCCCGGAACGAACCGCGCCGCGCGTTACTGGCCAGCAGGCGGCGCAGCTTGTTCATTTGAATTTACTCCGGGGTTCAAGGTCCCGTCCGGAATCCGCTTGAGGCTCAAGCGGTCGCGGACCTCTTCAGTCGTCATGAAGCCGGGCTCGCCGGCACGTCCGACCGCGATGCGGAAGGACTCGAACAGGCTCTTCGTGTCGGCCCGCTCCAGCTCAGTCGTGTCGAACTCGGCCACCCGACCGGCAGTTCGGAAGAACTTGCGATTGATCTCGTTCGTGAACTTGTTGAGGTCCTGGCGCAGCGAATAGCGGACGAACCCGGTCCCCATCGCCTCGACGCCCGCGCCCCAGGACGTGGTCTTTTCATTGTGCCCGAGCATGAAGGGCGGGATGCCATAGACACGGGCGATTTCTTCGATCTGGAACCGACGGGTTTCCAGAAGCTGCATGTCCTCCAGCGGCATCGTCAGCGTCTTGATGTCCAGACCGTTCGTCAGCAGCATCGGTCGTCCGACGTTCGCCGGTCCCTGATGCCGCTCGTCGATCTGGGCCCGCATGGCCTCAATGGTTTCAGGGGCGAGCTTTTGGTCAGTCGTCAGGGCGTAATCGGGCCGGGCAGAATTGGCGAAGAACTGGGCCGAGAACTGCTGCGCCGACAGAGCGACGCCGCCTGTCATCCGCAACGAATGCCTGAGCGGCGAAGGCGCGGTCAGTCCATCGAAGCCGAGGCCGGCGACGTGCAGGACATCATCTTGGTCGAGAACGCGGGTCTTCGCCTTCTGCGCACGAACATCCGGATCCGGTTCGACCGCATAGGCGAGGCGTTCGCCATCAGGCCAGACACCGACCGACACCCGGTTGGGATGCAGCGGCATCAGTCCGCGGATCGTGCCGCCCGGGCTGCGCAGGATCTCTGCATAGGCGTTGCCGTGCAACATCAGCGACTGGACGAGGAATTCCCATCCATGCGCCGCTGACCAGCGCGGGTTGAACTGCTCGTTGAGAACCCACCAAAGGGCATCATTGGTCAGTCGTTCCCGCTCACCTTTCGAGTCCTGGCTGTAAATGTGGACCGGCATGGCGGCGACGGCACCAGCCTTTAGATTGATCGCCGCATAGATCGCCGAGACAGTCATCGCCGTCTGTTCGGAGGGGGCCGGCACTTGGCCCATTCCGCCGGTCAGGTCTTCAAACAGGCTGGACCCGCGGACGATCAATGGCGCGGGAACCGCGTTCTGAATTCCGAACCCCAGACTCCGCCCGATGCTCTGCCAGATGCTCATAGGAAGATGATCTCCGGCGCCGCTGGGGTATCCGTCACAAACCGCCGCGCCGTCCCCAGCGCCATGGCCAGCGCAACTGCACCGTCGATCCGGGTCGTTCCGCGCTTGTTCGACTTGTCCTTGTCGAACTTCTGGTTTCCGGCCGGGTCGCTGACCACGATGGCATTCGCCACGTTGGCGGTCAGAACCGGGTGGCCGCCGTGCCGAAGCCGGGCGGTTAACGCCAGTTCGGCGAAGTATTCCAGCGCCGGCGCCATGTCCTTGAAGCCTTGGCCGAACTCGTGAAGCGGAAGTTCCGCATCGACGTCGGCTAGGTCACTTTTCAGGTCATCGACCCGCCAGCGGTCGTAGCCGATCGCCTGAATGTCGAACTGCTTGGACAGCTTGGCCAGCGCGTTGGCCACCACGCGATATTTGATCGTCGGGCCCGGGATGCTCTCGAGGTGGCCCTCGCGGATCCAGAGCTTGAACAGGTCCTGCTCGGCCGGGCGCCGGCCTTCCATCGCATCGGCCGGGGTCCAGAAGAACGGGACCACGTCGTAGCCGACTTCTGGCTCGTCGTCGGGGAAAACCAGAACAAGCGCCGTCAGATCGTGCTTAGAAGACAGGTCGAGGCCGCCGTAGCAGCGCCGGCCCCTGAGACGTTCAAGGTCCACGGCCTCCGCCCCCAGCTTCCACACCGGGCCGGTCACGATCCGGTTGTCCTGATTGGCATCGACCCGCTGATTGAGCCGCAAGTTCCGATAGGCCGGCTCGAAGGCCGGAAGGCGGCGCGCCCGCTCCGCTTCGGCAAGGAGGTCGCCCTCGTCGAGAAACACACCGAGGGCGGGATTCACCGATCGCAACGTCTCGACCGAGTAGGGGTCCGCATCAAGCGGCGCAGTCAGGAGATGGACAAGGACCGAATCGTCAGCGCCGGACAGTCCGTCGTCGATCAACTGGGAAAGCGGGTGCTCATCACCCGGGGCCTGAGTGGAAATCACGACACCGAGGGCCCGATCCCGCTTGCCCATCGCGGTGATCAGGTTGTCGAGAAGTTCGCGGTCCTTGGCCTGGGCGAGTTCGTCGTAGACCCAGAGCGAAGGGGCCAACCCGTGACCGCGGCGAGCGTCCGACGACAGGGCCTCGTAGACCGAGCCCGAACCGTCTCCGTCCAACACCTCAATCCGTTTGTGGAACCGCTGAATGTTGGCCCGAGCCGCAAAGTCCGGCCGGGCCAGGATGATGGCCTCCATCTCGTTGAACATGATCCCGGCCTGCTGCCGGTCGATGGCGGCCGAATAGACCTCGCCGCGCGGCTCCGCCTCGGGTCCAAACAGGTGACCCAGCGCCAGGGGTGCCAGTAGGCCGGTCTTTCCGTTCCCCCGCGGTTCGCTCTTCACGGCGATCCTGATCCGGGTCGAACCGTAAACCTCCTCGATGAACTTCCTCTGCTCAGGAAGGAGCTTCAGCTTCGTGCCGGCCAGCTTGCCCTTCGTGATCGGCAGGCTCTCGCAGAACGCGACCATGGCCTCGGCGCGCGACAGGCCTAGCTCTTTCCAAGGTTGGTCGACTGGCTCACCAGAGACCGCCTCGGCTGCCGCTTTTCGCTTGCCGGCACCGGGCCCTCTCAGACCCATGCGCGCCGCCTCTCGGAAACTAACTCAGTTTTGCGGGCCCCCGCCGTCTCCCC